GGGTCAGAGGTTGTTGGACAGAAGATGGTACAGACTGCGGCTGACTTGGCTAATGTTGGTCAAAAAGTACCTACTGCTAAACCAGCATCTATTGCATCTGTATCAGAAAAGGCATCTCTCAATATAGAGGATGCAAAGAAATATACGGCAGGACTAAGAGAACCGGCTGTTAAAGAATTAAGGGCAAGACAGGCTGCTGATTATCAGACAATACTAAGTGATGAGTTGGCTGCTGGAACTCCTCCCGCTGATGCGATGCAAAAAGCAAGAGCAGGATTCAGGGACAAGGCAGAGACTTTCAAAGTACCTTCCCCCAATTTTACTCCTGACGAAATGAATGTAATCTCCTCAAAGATTATTGGTAGGTACAAGGATGTGTTTAAGGCTAACAATGCTAAAGAGGCTTTTGATTCTTGGAACAACGGAGAAGTTCTACAGAGAAGCCAATACCAATACATTGAAGATATAGTTGGAAAAAAGACTGCAACAGGACTGTATGAAGCTCACGAGGCATTGAGAGCAAAGAACTATAATATACTGAGTTTGGAGAATGATATACAAGCTGCATCAAAATTGATAGTTAGTTTGGATGTTCAAATTGCTCGTCAGGCTTCTTCCATTGCAACTCGACATCCGATTTTATTTTCTAAGGCTGTTGGCATAAATGCAAGAGCTTACGTTAGTGAAAAATATGCGGAGAAGATTGAGGCGAGAACTAAGAATAGTCCTTACTATCAACAGGCATCTGACGATGGAGTAAATAGATTAGCTACTACTGCCTACTCTGGTGAAAGAGCAGAGCAGTTTTCATTAAGTACACACCTTACCCAGAAGATGTTACACACGGGGGAAAAGGGTGGTAAATTTGGTAAGATAGCTGGTGCTCCAATAAGAGCATTGGGTAAGATTTCACGGGGTGCAGAGAGAGGCTTTGCCGCAGCCCACGATTATCTTGTGCAGAGTATGTATGATACGGCAATGGGTGAATTTGAAAAGGCAGGATTACCCGTAACGCCCAAGATGCAAGCGGAGTTCACCATGAGAGCTAAGGGCGGTGATGTTGCAGCTAAAGAGGCTTTGGCAAAAGCACAGGAATACAGAACTAATCGAGCAAGTGCTATCAACACTCTTGTAAAAGTCCTTCGCTCTAAAGACCCCAATATGAAGAAGATTCAAGCGGTAGCAAACCATGTTTTGTTTTCTGCCTCCGTTACAACCGCAAGATTTAAAGTTTATAGTGATGTCGTAACAAAGGCCGGGAGCAGAGCTTATATTGGCTCAGCTATTGCAACAGACATTGCAAAGATAATCCTTGTATCAAGCCTTACAACATTGATTGGAAAAGAGCTTGCTGATAGATTTGAGTGGGCAAGAAAAGAAGATGGCAGCCCTAAACTACACAGTGACAGTAACCCATCATCCTCTAACTGGGGTAAGATTGTTAATGGGGATACAAGTATTGATATAGGTGGTGGTGAGATTCAGAAGTATAGATTCCTCGCCCGCTTAATCTCAGGTAAAACAAAAACACAAGCGGGTGAGATAAAGAAAACCCCCCGTAAAGAAGTTATCGAGCAGTATCTAAAAGGAAGAGGCAATCCAGTTCTTGGTCTAATAGCCCGATGGTGGACAGGCCGGGACTTTATGGGGAATAGTATCTGGGAGATGCCTGACTTAGCTAAACATGAGGCTGGTGAAAAAGGCCCATTAGGAAAAGAGTTTGCTGGACAGGTTCAGGGACTTCAGAATGTATTTGGAGAGAAGGCTGGTAAAGGTATCTTCTTTGCCGGGCGTGAAGTTGCTAATGCGTTAGCTCCCCAGATTCTCGCTGCAACGTGGGAAGCTGCAATCGACCAAGGTTGGTCACAAACAGCAAGCAGGGCTTCTCTTGAGATGTTCTCTCAATCTACTAACGAAGTTAAGGAATATGCTTCTACCGTTGCAACCAAGATGAAGAACAAACTGGCCGAAGAAAAGCATGGCAAGAAGTGGGATGAACTATCTGATGTTCAACAGAAACAGATAAGAGGTTACTCACCTACACTAAGACAACTTGAGGCTGAGGTAAGTAAAGAGAAAACCAGTAATTTTGATTACATTGGTGAGACTCTTGCCGAACAGCAAAAGGTGGGGAAGAAAGTACAGAAGGGTCTTGACAAGGATATTCAGACTCAGATGGAATCCCTTGGTGTTGGGGTTGGTGGACTTTCTAAGAAATTGGGTGATTGGAAACTGAATGATGCCCGATACAAAGCATATCAGGAAAAAGTTAAAGAGGTGTTGAATCCTCGTTTGAGAGAAATAATGGGGAGACCAATGTGGTCTGACCTGAGCAATGAGCAGAAAATTAAAGCTATCAGAAATCAGATTGATAAATCAAAAGAGATAGCAAGAAATAAAGTTAAGGGGGAAAGCCATGAGTAAGCCACAAAAGACAAAGCCGAGAAAAACCATTGAGGATAGGTTAGATTCTATTGAAAAGAGTTTGGCAGTCTTTGCAGTTAAGCAAAACTCCCTAATCAAGCACTTTGATAACCACCTACATCTTCACGGAAAGATTATAGCCGGTGTATTCTCTTTGCTTGGTACTATTGTACTTGCTCTAATTTTTTGGTTAGCCCGATTTATATGGGCATTAGGGCATACAGTTAAATAAGAAATTGGGGGATTTAGTCCTAACGGCTACGTCCCCCAATTTTTTTATTCATTTTTGAAAATTCTCATTTCTCCAAACGCCATCCGATAGCTGCTAAGAAAGCTACTACTGCCAATGTAAAGCTAATCATTGTATATCTCCAACCTGATTCCAAAACATAGAAACTGGACATCCAATGAAAATACAACGAAGTTGTTCCCATGCCCCCACCAAGTAACTCGTAGAGGCAACGCCCATGAGCCAAAGTCATACCAGCATTCTACTGACAGTTTATTCTTAATCATCACTTCCCCCCATCCCAATATCGTTCTTTTGCTCCCATTTGCATTATTTCGTAGTATGGAACTCCGTTAAGTACCACACCACAACCCACAATGGAACGCCTACGAGCGAACTGGCCATACGCAAATGCCATTGACCTATCATCCACGCCCGTAGAAACATCCATTCCAAACATACGACTCTTGGGGGATGCCAGCCACTTTATCCCTGCTGCGGAGTGAGTGTGCCCCATAACATAGCTAAGGCCGGTTGACTTCATTTTATTGAACGCCGGGTGTTCTCCACCGCATCCAGTTCCATGAATATAGCAGACATCGTCAATAACAAACTCCCAATCCCATGTCCAACTCCTTGTGTCCCATATCTCAGCAAAGCTCTTCAACATCTCTTCGGGGATAGATACAGTCTCAGCTAATCGTAGTGGTCGGGCATCATGGTTACCTATACATACCATTGCCTTCGGGAATGCTTTTCTCCACTGACTCACAGCTTTCTTGGCAAGCTCATATTCTGCCGATGCGTTTGGCATGTCAGGACGCTTGGGGTGAAAGCTGATAGAGTGTAAGTCCACGACATCCCCAAGAAACACTACACTATTGCATCTATGTTTTTTATACATATCCTTACAGAACTGAAGATAGTTTGGACGACAGTACGGGAGATGAAGGTCGCCTACACAGAGAACTCGGTTATTTTGTTTCTTCATTTCACATTCTCCACAACAGCATTTAAAATAGTAATTATTTTACCACAATTAAGGCAAAGGTACTTCTTGAACATAAAATATCCTGAACATCCCACCTCATCTGTTGTGGTACAGGACACAGCTGAATAGTTTGGTTTAACTGCCTCAAGCCAATCGTGGGCACACTTATTTTGTTCTTTCATTTTTTTCTTCTTTAACTATATTTTTAAACATCTCAAGAAATGAATCCCCTGACGGCACGCCAAACCTGTGCCCACACTGAACACAATAGATAGCGGTTGAGCTACTATGGGAGAAATTACATTTTGGACATACCTTTAAATTTAAAAGTTCAGACATGCAAATTCCCCAAACAATTTCTTAGCTTTTTTATCATACACAGTGGCAGCCTCTTTTTCATCTGTAAATGCCCCAAGAAAAAACACCTTACCATTGTTGGTTATCCTTGAATGCCACAAACCATCCCCTTTGTGCCAACAAACCCCCTTAAACTTAGAGCGTTTCTTTCCCCAAGGTAGGGCGTTCTGGTGATTTTGTTGAGAAGTAACAAATCTCAAATTATGTCGCCTGTTATCAAAGGTATCATGATTTATGTGGTCAACTATTTTTCCATCACCTTTAACACAGCCCATAATTTCACGGGACATTTTAATAGTAACACCACGCTCACATCTGCTAATGTGCCAATTTCCTCTTATTAGATAGGCGTGCCATTTCCACTGATTGAGATATTCAAAATCCCCCACATCAACTAAAGTATGCTTACCCTTAGTGAGTTTAATTACCTTGTAACACACGGCATGACATTTACTACAAGTTTTGGGCATCTTCTATGTCCTCCACCGCCTCAAAATAACTTATCAACTCCGCCTTTAAACTGGTTGGGTGGACAAGGTAGTACGGATTAGTAGTGAACATCCGAGTTCCAATTTTGGAGCAGTAATCTATCTCAACTTGCATCCCGGCACTTATTTTATCCTTGGGATTAAAGATTATCATTCCATCACAGCCATCAATAATCTTGCAATCCACATCAAGAATCTGTGGGATTGTAAGGAGTTTATCCTTATAGGTTGTGTGGACAAACTCTTCATGCTCAGCCGGGCAATAGAACACTGTGGTTGGAAATTCCTTGCGTAGCCACTCTGTAAAATCAATAGCGGCCTTGCAATTCTTTTCCATAATTTCTTCTGTCAGTATTCCACCATCACTTATTGGGTGGCTGACGTAGTATTTGAACTGTCTCATTTTATTCCTGCTTTCTAATAAATTCTTTAAACAAATCTGAATAGGTTACACAAACATTATCTTTAAGGAAATCCCTTACAATATCATAGACAACTGATACCCCTGTCTTTGATACCAGCATAGTTTCACATTGCCTAATCATTTTTGCAATCGTGTGTTCTCGCTTAATTTCTATTTGAAATAGTATTTCCCCCAATGTTTGGTATTCTTCCAGTAAGGCATTTATTACATCTTTTGGTGGGTCTGAGAAGCAAATCATGTTATGTTTCCTTTATATTGGTTCTTCCGTGATATTCTGGTAAATCGTTAAGTTCAGACGGAAGCATGCCTTGCTGTACTCTAAGTTTTGTTGCTATATAAAAAAGGGTATTACAACCAATCGCTCTGGCGTGTTCCTCTGTTGTATCCCCCATTAACTCTGCAAATATATGCCGGAGTAGTGAATCAAGAATTGAACTGAGCGGGAGTCCCTTCTCCCAGTTCCTACTGCCGTACTTGTCAGCAGCGGCTTCAAGATGCTTGGAGATTTCAAGCAGTGCATCAGCGGGAAGCAGTGTTGGGAGGCCTTTACCGGCAGATGCCTGTCTCTTAGCTCCGGTAGCAAATATCCTGTCCTCACCACCTTCTATTTTAATCCCATTTAATTCTGTACGGCGAATAGTTTTCTCAACGTCCCTCCCATTTGGGGTATCCTTTGGGCATTCCCAAGGTTTCAAAAAGACGTGTTCTTGCAGTACATCAGGATCGGCCACTTTTTCTTCTTCTGTTCTTGTAACTGTAATCGGAGCAGGTATGAGTCTGTACGCTAAGGCTTCAGGCCTGCAAGGAGGAGAGAAATTATCTACCCACCTACCACCAGCATCTTGATATTGTAAATTATGTGCCGGTATTGTTAGTAATTCGTTAAACTCAGATTCAGTTAATCTAAATGTTGGTGTAGTATTATTTCTCCAGAAATCAATTCTTTTTGGTGTCATTTTTATTTTCTCCAATAAAAGTTTTAACCGCCTTACAGATGCAAGTTTGTTTTATTCGTACAGTCTTTCCATTTGGGGCTTTAAAGTAATCTACATATTCCCCAGTATCATCACACATAAAACAGAATGGCTTCTTTTTCTTCTTCAAGTTATCTGGCATCCTCAAGTGCTCTCCGCTGGTCAGGTGTATAGGCCTTTGAATTTACAGAAGCCTCATTAAATAGTTTCTCCATGTAATCCCCATCAAGAGAAGATACTGCACCATTGTCAAGAATTTTATTTCTTTCGTAGGGTATGATTACCGTCTCAGTCAGGGATACCTTAACACACTCCAAGCAGCCCATCACTTTGTTCAGGACATCATACTTCAATCCCTGCTTCTTTATCACAGAATGCAGTAAGCTGCTTATAAAGTAGTTTAACTCCCCGGCTGAGATTTCAGCGGCGTGGAAATCCTCAAAGTGCTGAATCTCATCATCATATAGAGACCTCTTATCAGTTGTAATGTACGGCATATCTATTTTCCCTTCATCTTATTAGAAATAATTTTTCCAATTATAGTAACATAAGTACAGCCCTACGGCCATAGCACAAGCCCAAAATGTAAAAAATTGCCAAGCTGGTATCATTTTACTTCTCCTTCAATTTTTCCATTTCTTTGTCGAACTGTTCTCTGGTTATCTTTCCTTGGAATAAGTCCCAGCGGAGTTGTTCCTCTTCAGGACTAACCAAGCAACTTCTGCGATTTGAACCCTTACCCATTTTTACCCCCAAGTAATTTCTCAATGTCTTTCATTGCAGCTTCCGCCGAATCTTTCTCACCCTCAAAAATAAAGTACAAAACCTCAAGGTATTCACCCAAGCAACCCCCATGCTGGTTTTGCCATTTCCTGAGTACACTGTATAAATCACCCCTGCGGGGGTCTGCCCCTAACATCGCTCCAAAACTTCTCATGTTATTTCTCCGTAATATATCCAAGAGTTAATAAACATATTGCCTTACGTTCCTTTGGGGACGCTTCAAAGATGTAGTTATGTAGAGCTTCTACGCATGCCCCCGATGGAAATAATTCCCATAGAACAGTATTACAGGCCTTTACAAAAACATCCCCAAGCTTGTTGGTAACTATCAGGTGCTCCATGCCACTTAGTTCATATTTTTCAGTTGTAAATTGAGGTTCACCAGATTCTAAATACTCTTTAACTGTCATAGCAACTTCCCCTTTACATTGTTCTCAAAGGTCATTGCAACACCCAATGCGGCCCAAATATCATCATGGACACCAAACAGTGGGCCGGGTTTTTTCTTTGTTCCAACCTGTGGTATTTTACCATCACCAGTTGGAGGAAACTTATCAATAATCGCTTGCCGTATATTTCCATCCTTGGCTTTTACCGAATTGCAGAGGAACATCTTTACATCCTTGCGATAAATCTGGGTGTAATCATTGTCCCAAGCCTGAATAAATCGACCTATCCAAACACAAGTCTCAAACACAGTTTTTCCAACAGCCATTCCATAACAAGCTACCATCTCTATTGCAAGATGTTCACATTTATAATGACTTTCAAGTTCTATTGTGTGTTGCAATAATTCTTCATTTACGACCTTACCTTTTTCAAGAATCTCTCCATCCTGATAGATGACAAAGGCATACTCTACATTACCGGGGTCTATTGCCAGCACTCTCATATTAGCATCCTTCTCTCATCAAACAACTCTCAACAAAGTATTTGCACTTCTTGTTATCTTTTCCCCCAAAGCCAGCCGCTTGTTAGACGACCCCGCAATGTTTTATAAATGCACAATTTCGCAACCGTGTTCATCTCTCAGCATTTCGCCAATCTGTAATCTATGACACTGATTTACGTCCTTTTCCGCGCACATTATAACTATGGTGTTTTCTTTTGCAAGCTCAATAACTTCTGGGAGTGCTTTTCGCCAATCGTCCGGCGACAATCCGCCGATGCCGCCGAGCTTCGGGCCGAACCATCTCAACTCTATGTTTCTGGATTTCAGGGATGCCGTGAGATTTTTAAGAATGAACTGAGGATTCCGAGAATAGGGCTTGGTACGGATGTCAACAAGCAGGTCAATCCCATTTCCCTGCAATATGGTTAAAAACACGTCCATCGGTCTCAATCCATATCCAATCGTATAGATTTTCAGTTTATCTTCCCTCTTCGGTGCGAACAAATCTACCATCATTTTTCAATCCTTTCGTGCTTGTGTTATAACTTCTTATATATTAACTACTTACGTGGTTTTGTCAAGCAAAATTGTGGCGTTTTCACTGATTATTTCTATTTAAGTGAATAGAAAAAGGGGTTATTTAGCCGCTCGACAGCCTTTTCAATTATTTTTAATTCCCCATGCACAGAGCCAGATAAATCTTGACTGGAAGCTGGGGTCTGTTGGCGAATGCAGCCACAACTTTTAACATTCCCACTTTGTAAGTGAGACCCCCTCACTATACTTGTACCACCACAATCACAGAGGCAGTTCCAGCAATACTCCCCATGTGTATTTCTCCCCCTATGTTTGGGAGATAACTGTCAATTTACCATATCTATTTCCAACCTTACTTATTCTCATTTGTATTTGTGCCTTCTGGACACAATGCCCAAGAGTTTCCTTTTTATTTCTTTACTGTCAACCCCATGTGCCTTATTATGACAATTTCGACAGACTGCCACAAGATTGTCTATATTATCACTATTTTTCCCACATCTTCCGTTAATGTGGTGAATGTCAACGGCAATGCTCTCACATCCCTCGGCTCTAATCTCACAAAGTATTACATCTGCCGTAGTCTTGCCTGCTGAATCAAGATATATTTTAACGTGCTTCTTCATTCTTTTAGGGGCATTACTTTAATCTTATTGTCTGCACAAAATTTCAGGTACAGTACGTCATCAAGAGTGTAGGTGATGTACTCATCATTCTCTGAGTCAATCATACACTTACCCCCAATCAAAACATGTAGTGCTTCATGACAAACTACAACGTAGGGGTTGTCATCCTTTTCCTTGCAATAACCCGTATCAATCCATATCTCAGCTTGCATCAGAAATCTCTGCCTCTCGCCTATTTCCATTGTCCACCCAGCAGCACGTTCATTCTTAAAGGGTGTACCTGTATGAAAATCTATTTCCCAATCCCGTAGGTTAAGGACATTCTGACACCACCGGAGACATTTTTCAAGTTGCTCATGTGTTACTTTCTGATATATACGCTCATGATTGGCCGTAAATCACCTCCATTTATTTCTATTGTTTTCTGATTCGGGTATTATATCACAATTCGTTAGTCAAGTCAAGATAAAATAAACGATTTCATAGTGTTACTCCTTATAAAAAGAATTATCTCTTGAGCAGCCAGTTTAAGTGGTCTGCCAGTATGTTTCTGCCAACTGCAATCATCCAATCCCTCTCATCATTGTATGGGTCTGGGGGTATAAGAATGTCAGAGTTTGGTAATTCTGCATGCAACTCACCAGCACCCCTTGCTCCAACATCGTCCTCATCATTATCAGCAATAATCAATACCTTTTTAAATTTCTTTAGAGCAGAGATGGTTGCCGCAGTGCATTTATACAGGGCATTGTATTTCCCAATCGCTTGGAATCCCATCTCTACTGAGCAAGCTGTGTCAGAGAATCCCTCGTTCACAATTATTGGTTTTGTAATATCAAATTCAATGTTAGGTTTAAATACCCCATGCTTACTGTGTTTCTGACCCTTCTTTACATGCTTGCCTGTTTTAGTGTCCCAGTAATGTTCCTGTATTCCCACAATCTTCCCATGTTCCCCAAACATTGGAACAAGGAATTTACCTTGGTAATATCCCAATCGGAATTTTTCTATTGTTTGTGGAAGAATACCAAGGTGTTCTGCAAATTCTCTTGATAAAACCCCTGAACCTTCCCAATGCAATCTCTCTTCCCAGTTTATCACCACTGGTACTTCCTTCTTTATTGGGATATATTTAATATCCTTGGGATTCATTTTAAAATGCTCGGCGTACTGCTTAGGACTACCCTGACAATTACAGCCCCAACACTTGAACCACAGGGGGAATCTTCCACCTTTGTTTATTGTAAAGCTGCCCTCCTCCTCCTTATGGAATGGGCAGAGGGTAACCCAATGCTTACTGTTTTCTTCAAGGACTTCTAAATTATGGTATGGGTAAGGTAATTCATTCATTCTGCATTTATCCAATCATATACCAGTAAGAATAACATTATCACAAACAGTTCCTTAGAATTTCCCTAACTTACTATAAATCCAAAATTTATACTTGTAGTATCCCAGCCTTAATCTTATCCAAATAAGTTTTAATTTAACTTTTGGCCTATACCGCCAAGGGACAGTTAATTTAAAATTATAGAACTCCTCAATAAAGCGACTCATATCCCTTTCAATCTTTTCCATTAGAATTTTCCAAGCTCAAAGGTAACATCAGCAAATTTCATCCACTCTGACAACCATACCACAGGGAACTCCCCGGTTTCCCCATTAGTATTTTTCGCAAGTATTAAGTACATTTCGCTGTCATCAAACTTACCCTCTTTGCGTTCCTCATACAGGTTGTAGAAGGCCGGTCGATATAGGAGTATTATTCGATTTCCAAAGTTCTCAAGCCCAGCACCCTCTCGACAATCACTCAGCCGGGGTTTGTGGCTTTCCCTGCGTTCAGATTCTCGATTCAAATGACAAAGTGCAATTACAATAGCATTACGTTCCTTGCTCATTGTCTTTAGATACTCAGCTATGCGGTCGATAGCCTCATACCTCTGCCCTTTAAACCCAGTGGTACGAAAGCATCCAATGTGGTCAAATATAATCACATCAAATTTTTCGCCAGAGGCCTCTAAGATTTCCCCCGCTTGCATGGGAGTTAATCCTGACTTATCACATATAAACAGTGAAAGCTCAGACAAATACTGCTTAGTTTCACTCTTTACTGGAACAACCCCCT